GCAGACCCTATTCAACAACTTACTATGCTTTCTGAAACACCAAGCACAACAGGGTCTGCAAAGAGCGTGTCTGATCGCATATCAAAGATACTAGAGGCAGATGATAATGAAGTGAGGTCTTGGTTGATTAGACCGTTGTTTGAAAGAATCAACAGTCGTGATCTTCATCCTTTCTTCATGAGGTTGAGTGTCCGTTCAGCTCCTGTTAGAAGGAGAGATGTCATTTCGGCATTGGCTTTGGCTTACGAGCAACCATATCATCATATCAGAACATCTGTGAATCTATTGGGCTTGAGAAACACATTGAATGATTTATCCCTTTATTCCTTTGATTACACGAAGGTTAGACCCATTCTTGGTGAATCAATGGTTATACCCACACCAACCCTGGTTGAATCCTCTAATGTTGTTGCATTTACCAAGTGCCTCCTTGAAACAGTTGAAGGTGCGTGGGTGACTATTCATCGTATGCAGAACAAGACAATTGGATTCACCGCTTCTGGTAATGAATTGCCCGATGATGATGATTGGATACATAATTGGGCTAACATAATCAATCTCCAGGAGGGAATATATCTCTGTGATTATGCAGAGATGCGAGATAACCCTTTGTTGTTGGTAGATTGGCTAAACCCAGATGATCCGAAAATGACTCTTGCAAAACGCAGAGATAGATTCAATGGCATATCTGAATGGGCAATCAAACCCATGATTGCTTTAGACAGACCATATGATAGTGAGAAATACCAAGATACAGGGTTGCCTTTCTTGATCAGGAATGCTAGAGGCATATTGACATATCAAAACACCGTTGAAGAAGTGGTTCTGTTGAATCCTGTATCCAAGCACAGAATACTTCGAGTATTGTCTGGGCGTGTTCATCAGAATCTAAGTCAAAGCGATACATTGTTTGTACTTTGGAAGTTAGGTGTTCGTGATGGATATGATTACTTCCCAATAGTTGAGATGCCTTCTGGTGAATTAGAAGACATTGATTTCAAACAATACTGTTCGCCCTGGAAATGGTTGCCAGGAGAAGCAATAAAAATAGACAATCCTTTGTTCGTAAAGGTGGATATCATGACTTCTGGTTGGGGAGAAGTTGGAGCGTATGTCAATGGCAGAATTGTGGGCATAGATGGTAGTGCGGGGATCGCAGACACAATGGGTGTGGAGGAGATAGGCTATGTCGGGGATTCTCAATCAGGATGACAGAGATATCATAATCCTAGCCTCATTGATTAGGGGCAAGATTCGTTGTGAGAGAACACGAGAAAGAAAATGTGGCTATCTCATTAGGGCAGAGTTGGGAATACCAACTATGAAGGATGGAGCTAGTCGTGCATTGGAAAGTCATGGATTACCTGTTAGGCTAACATACACGGACACCATTGAGATCACAAAAATACTGAACATGATAAATGGCCTGGAAGACTTATCAAAAACTACTGATGATTTGTTTTTAGTCAAAAAACTCAACGGAGTGTTGAAACAACCACGAACACACAAAGAGGTTTTATCTGCCCTTGAGTTGATTCAAGAGTATGAGAGTGTTCATAACCCAAACCACACTCCCACAAAGCCCAAAAGAATGGAGAGTGAATGAAATATGGCAGATGCATTAAAGAGATTAGAAGATGAAATGGGTTGGACACCTCAAGAAACGATACAGAAATTACATGAGTGGTGGAAGGAGGTGAATCCAGAAGAGTTCGCCCGCTATGATGGCGACTTCTCAAAGATAGAAGATGAGAGCGAAACAGAATGGATACTTTCGGGCTTTGAATCCACATGGAGGAGAAGAGGCACGGCAAGCGGACCAGGTGACAGATATGTTGGATTCGTTATCGGATACAACGGACAACAGGATCTAATGGGAAGACAGAGAGAGAAGGCGATTGAAGCAATTCAATTTCATGGCATTGATTCAGTATTGAAGAATGGAATACAACCATACCAGGATGATCGAGTAGTAAGAATTGGCCGTGCAGGGTATGTAGAAGGTGCATGGAGAGTCTTTGATTCAACTGATCGTGAGATATACACAGATGAAGGCGAAGAGTCAGAACTACCAAAGTGGGCTATTGCAGTACCTGGTCAGAAATACTTCCTTGCAATCATGGGAGGGGCTAAAGGACCAAAGACGGCATACTCATACAAGAAGAATTGGCTAGTCGTGGCTAACAACGAATCAGATTTCTTTAGCAAAGGCCCGTCAGCTCCTATGATTCTTGAATGCTCATGGGATGCGGCAGACCTTGACCTAAGAATGAATGAGCCAATTTCTTTCACGGCAGAAGCAGGTACTGCATTTTATGATGATTCAGTAAAGATTTTGAAAGCGGGTGGTGGTCTAAATCCTACATATGGCATAGAGCAATTCTCTGATGAGCAGAAGTTTTTGTTTGAGCAACTAACAATTGATCAAGTATTGGCACAGTTTGCAAACTTCCAACCTGATCTATCATTGATTCAAGAATACCATGAGGACAACAAGACTACACTTGCAAGTGGCCGTGATGTCGGACCAATATTTGCTATGAGAGGAGTAGTTGATTACATGGATTATGATGGAAAGGACAACATCAAGTTTGGCTTATCCGCAGAAGGAGGAGCACAACACAAGTTGGCGATATACAGTCAAAGTCTTAGAAATGAGAACCCAGATGCATCGGTATGGATATCCGTGTCAAGGACACTCATTGACAAGCACCATGCCTTCCAGGTAAAGAAGAATGGCGAGTGGTATGATTTCGTAAAGCCAACTCAAGTGTTCATCGTAGTGAGGTCAAGGACATGGCAGAACAACGATGGCGATACCAACTATGACTATGATGCATTGAATGTAGTCGCACCATACCCCAACAGATCATCAATAGCACAAACAACAACAGAAGATGCAAACGATATGGGGAGTCTAGGCAATTTCAGAGGTGATTAGGGTTGGATGAGGTAGTTTTAGGCACATTCCTTGACTACGTTGCCTGGCTCAGACGAGATGGATCTGTTGAGGAATTACAAGTACCTCAACAAATAGCGATGTTTGGACATTTGCAGGTGGATTATTCTAATCTTCATGTGGTAGCTGCATTACTGACTCAATGTGAATTGAATCGAGCAGAGCAGACTCCGTTGATACAGGTGGTGGAGTAATGTCGGATGGATCAGGATTTGATTGGTTCAAGAAGGTGGATACTAACACAGGACTAGCAGATGGGCAAGCACCACCTCCCAAGAAGGAGAAGCCACCTCCCAAGAAGAAGAACATCTGGGGCGAGGAAGTGGTAAAACCCGATTTTGATACCACAGGTATGTCTGCTCAAGAGATTGAAGAAAGGATGTATCCAGAGATCGTGGAAGATAAGACACCTCCACCCCCACTAGAGAAGGGAGCATCATTACCCTGGCAAACTAAAGATGAGCCAAAGGAAGAACCCATAGTGACTGACAATTGGCCTCAGAATGACCCTAGTGAAGAACCGCTACCAATAATGAAGCAAGCACCTCAAGCACCCCCTCAACCTTCTGCCGTTCCTAATAAGAAGGTGGCAGAGCCTGTCGCTCGTAGCAACAATCCCTATTGGGAGTTGGTTGATCACGAAAGAGCAGGTGGCGATGCATTCCTATCTGGTTTGGATAATTTCGTACTCTGTGGTATAGCAGGTCCTCCTGGATGCGGTAAGACAGGCATGGTTCTTGATTCGCTTACGGATGAAGAAATAGCCAATGGTGCAGAGATATGGCACATTGACTTTGACAGAGGTGGCAAGACCTCCAAACACG